CCTCTGTTCCATCTTCCTTCGATTTCTTCTGCCATGAGAAGAGTGCCATTAGATTTCACCTCCTTCTTGAGAGTGTTTCATTTTAAGTACACTTGCTTCTTGGTATTTTTGCTGCTCTTCAAGTGTTCTGAGTCGTTGTGGAAGTTCCAAGAAAACTTCCGTAACTCTTAACTGTGTACTAATTCTTACTGAGAGTGCTTTGATTTCTTCCGCCGACAGCTTAGTGGTGTCAAATCTTGCCCAGTTAAATGCTTCCCTCTGAAGATTCTTGAGCATTTCCACTACCGGCTGGAACTCCTCCTTGAGCCATAGCTCCTGAAGGGACACTCGATACGGTATTAGATCCTCGATTTTGTTGATTTCCATTGCCTGCTCCTGCTCCTGCTTGTGCCTGCATTTGCTGCATAGCGGTTTCAATAATCTGTGACACGTCAGGAAGCAACGCATCAGGATTATCACGGTTAAAGTTACGCGCCAAGGTCATAGCAGAGACTCTTGTCGCAAGAAGCATATCCAGATAATACTTCTTCAAATCTGGCGGTATGCCTTCAGAATTGATCGCTTGGATAATCTGTGCTTGACTCTGATAGAAGCGATCAAGCCTATCCGAGATGAGAATGTCATTTTGCTTTTCGAGTTCTTTGTTAGCAGATGCCGATGCTGGACGAAGACGCAGTCCTAGTGTGCCATCACGATAGAGATCTAACGCCTTCTTCAGTTTATCTGCATCTCTGCCATACTTCTTAAGCTTCTCACCAATACCAAAGTTTGAGTACATTGTGAGAAACTTGCATCCTAACTTCACATGTGCCGAGCGCATGTCACCGGTACGAAGGTTGTTGCGATTATTCTGCTGCGCCATGACCATTGAAGTTCCAGCGGCACTGTAGATACCGCGCTTCTGATTTACAATCCCACCACCAGTACCACCAGAAGCGGGATCAACTCCAGTACGTTCCTTGGCTATTGCCATATGAAATTGATCTGGCCCATCGCTATAACCTACATCAGCGCCGGCCTTAATGTGCTCGATCTCATCTTTACGTCCCGGCAATACAACGCCAGGAAACACATCCAGTATAGACCCAAGCTTACATTCTGGGTCCGCACGCCATACTCCCAGCATTGCCATGTTACGATTGTTAGTGCGCCAGTTATTATTGTTCGATAATTCCTTTTGCACCATGTGAATCATCTCAGCAAAACCTGTACCAAGATAAGACTCATCATCGTAGGCTAATTTCATGTCCTGATATGGGAGCATGTTCTTAGGATAGTTATTAAAAGCTACCCACAAAATCTTTTCTGTACGCTTGTGGTATTTTGCCTGGAAAGAATACTCCTTGCCTTGGATCCAGTAAGTAAAGAATACTGTGTAGTTATACCACCGCGCTGCACCAGTATCTACGCCAGAAGAGTCAATAGAGAACTGCTCATTAATCTCCCGTTCCATCTCTGTTTCTTGAACAGCGTCAGGATTACTAAGCAATGATTCAATATCACTCTGTTTGTAGTAAGGACTCTTCGCTTTAAGATCCTGCACTGCCCACATATCAAGAGAATCAATATGTCCAAAGAGCTTCATGTTCTCTAACTTCGGCACAGAAGGATCAAAGATAAAACGATTCAGCGGCAACAACTCAGGATGAGGACCATCGCGCTTGGTAATGATATGCTCTTCTGATTTGACTGGGCCATCTTCTTCTGAAGTACCGCCGCTCTTATACTCCATTACTACCTGTTGTTCAAACTCATATGGCGTGTAGATGATTCCTGTGCCATACTTAATCGCACTGTGAAATGCGCTCTGCTCAACCCTGTATAGGTCTAACTCATCCGGCGCATATGCCATGTCCATCAAAAAGTTTTGTACAACCTGCTTGAGTTCTTCGCCGTCTTTTCCTGGTAGGCCGCCACTCATTGTAGCTGCCCAGAGCGGATCATACATATAAATACCACCCATGATACGAGCCAACAACTCATCTGATGCTGTACCGATGATTGGGATTACTAAGTTCGCCGCGCCCGGCCATGGCCAATCGGCTTCTTTATTCTTTGGCCGTGCCTTGTACAAGCGCACATACTCTGGCAACTTCTCAGTTCTAAAAGTCTGCAACCGTCTATCGAGATGTGCAATCTTATCCTTGATAAAATCACAAATCTCCCGATAGTTATCAGGTCCAATAAGTTCCGGCGTTACTTGCGTGGGTGGTTGATATGGCATTAGAGGACGCCTGCGTTACTTTGAGTTGTTATCGAAGTGCCTGCAATGACTGTGGTAGTCTTTGGTGCAGTCAACTGAAGCTGCGGCGCTGGTATCGTAGCACTAAAGCTCTTGAAATCCGCAATCAGCAGACTTAAGAACTTATAAATGAATGTGTATACTACATTACCATTTGGTACAGGTAAAGCCTGTACCAAAGCCGAGGCGACAGAATTAACAACGTAGAAGATCAGTGCAAGTTGTAATGGTACTGAGATAACCATTTCTTACTCCTACTTATGTATCATCGCAAAAAAAGTTGCGATAGCTACGACGGTAGCGATTACTGCTGAGCCAGCGAGAGAAAGAGCAAGAACATTTGCTTTACCATCCTTCACCGCTGTTAAAGCAGCGTTTAGAGCTTTTTCATGAGCCTTCTCACGTTCATCCATGATAGCAAGGAGATGGATCTTCAGTGTATTAAAGGTCCATCCAATTTCATTATCATGACTCTCTGAGATAGCGCTCATTAAAACTCCTAAAAATGCTTTGCTATGACTGCGGCTAGTGTGGCTAAGACACTGGCTAAAGTAGCACAACTTAGCCATACGATCGCAGCAAGTTTTGTCTCGGCGCTTGTCATTCTGGACACTAGAGAGGGTTCTCCATTTCCTTCAATCACAATACGCCTAAGCGTTCTTACATCGCTCTCGATGTCCTTAACAAGCTGACAAGGCACAGTCGCACACGTATCACCCATTCCCTGCTCCCCCGTACTAGGCTGCTGCTGCCCTCATTCTTTGAGCAAACAGTGACTTCTGCTTTAACATAAAATCATCGACACGTTCTTGTGAAACTTTGTCAAATTTCCAAATCTGAGGACCATAAGAGAGAACATCAAGCAAGTCAATAAGACCTTTCCGTTGCCCATATTGTTCTACTTCTTCTTTGAACTCGGTACAATTATTCGTGTCTAACCAAAGTTCATGGCGCTCTACGATTGGAATGAAATTTTCAATTCGTTCTGCTTTAGCGTTTGCGTTCTGTGGAGTCTTGAGAGGAAGAAACTGGATACCAACAAGCTCTGGATGATCGTGCTTGTGTTCTTCGACGAAGTAGTTTAGATGATAAAGCAAATACTTCTGTGCTGCCACTGCTTCGACGTAGACAACACGAAGCTTCCATTTGACTGCGAGAAAAAATATCTGCTTAACAAAATCATCTATAGGACAAGCTTTGGCCCATTGATCGAGTAAGTAAACTCTGCGAGGATCACGCTCTACTCCAGTAACCGCAATAGCATGACGGCACCGACCGTCTTTGCCGGCTTCTTGGCCTAAGTGTGAACCTCCGTGATTCGGATCAACTGTCATATAACGATCCAGATTGCGTGGAAAGACATCTTTTATTACATCGCCTTCTGCTACATGATGACGAATGACAATGCGATACTGCTGAGGATGAGAAGTCTCAAAGTATCTGCTAACTATCGAAGATTCCTTCGGCACCGCCAATGCACCAGTTACTTTTTCAAAGTTAAAATAGCGAAAATCCGCCATATTAAACTTGGCTTTAGAAGGATCAATAGGATAGTTAAGAAACTGACAAGAAAAATGATAGCTGCCAAGACGGCGCTTCCAGCGTAGTAACTTCTCCCGTGTGAAAGCCTCTGGGAATATTGGATCACCGAAAGGATGAAGAGAGCAACAACCACCCAGAGCGGAATGAGTAGTCCAACTAAAATAAGGCTCTTCCTGACGTATGTGCGAATTGAGGTCATCATGCGACCACCTGTTACCTACGACTATCTCGTCAAAGTCTCTACCGGGATTATCCGGGTCTGAATCTGTAGCACCGACCAGGATTTGATGATAATCGATTGTATCGGCCATAACAATACTGGATTTTCTGGCTTCTCTTCCCACAAGATCATCTTGCACCACGACGTTGTAATGACGTGATTGTAGGGCCGCGCCGACTCCGATAAAATCGAAAGTACCTTCTCCCTGTCCACGTCCAGCAGGAGTTCGTCTTTGATGAAGAGATTCATTTGTCCACGTCTCCTTTTCAGTTGGAATTATTTCTGGAAATAGGTGACGGAAGAATGAATTGTTTTCGTAGTGGTTTGAGATTCGGATACCCAGTTTGATTGCGTTCTTGATAGTCTCGGACACCAAGAGGATGCGTATGTCTTGGCTGTGGGTTCGACGCATCCACTCAATGTAGAGATCAGAGTAACCAACTGAAGTAAAGAAATCTTCTTCCCGTTTGCCAAAAGGTAATGCTCTCCAAATCGAAAAGCACTCGCTGTAGACTGTACTTTTGAAATGGTCACGGGGAATCTCGATTCCTTCCTTAAGGCCATCTTTCATTACAGTAAGACACATCTGATAATGAAGATTCTTTGCTTTGTCGGAGTTCTTAGAAAAGCGATTCTTGCCCATGACAACGGTGCTGAAATAGTAAAGGTCCATCAAAGCATTAGCGCGAAAGACTTGCTTTTTCTCTGCGGCATTTTTACAAAGATCCGTGGGAATGAGATTGTAACCAAGAATAGTAGAACGCGGCACGAAGGTATCCCCAGTCTCTCCTACTTCAAGAGTCCTGAGGATATCTCGCACCGTTTGTTCTATTTCACGTTGGCTCATTGCAAACTTTCTACAACTGAGTAAACTGGTTTTTCGACACTCACTCTTAGAGGAGTCAGCGGTCTGTTAAACGTCAAGAGAGTCACATAAAAACGAGCGCCAAAAAATATCGCCAATCGTGCTCTCCAACTTAACTTCCAGCAAGTGACAACTTCTCCATCTGGAGTCCTACTTGCTGGAAGAGGAATATACTCAGGTTGATCCTCTGCATAAACTACCGATTCCAGTAATTCAATCTTAGGATCAATCGGTATAAGAATTTTCATTTCTGCTCCTGAAAATGAGTTTAACTTCCGGTGGCGCTTCACGCCGCAGATGGCATCACAGTAGTTGCAAAGGTCTCTGTTGTTACTTGATTAAACCTTGCTTATACCAAGCGTAGGATTCGCATCGACTGCCTTGTTCCACTGATTCTTTTGCTGAGACACTGGAGAATGAAAAAGGCTGCGCTCAAATCCTGGCACAAGCGTCTGGACTTTGGCTGTGGTCTTCGATGCTACGTGAGCTTGAAACATAGCAGTTGTCTCTTCTGGTGTCGCAGCTTCGTCTTCAGCTACAGCGGCGGTTGAAGTTGTCGTAACTGCTGAGTTAGCTGTAACAATCCCAATGATGGTCGTAATACCTGCCAAGATGAGATTGCCGTAAACGACATAAGCAGTTGGAATAGGCAGAGCATCGAAGACTGTCTCGAAAGCATCTAGAGCTTCGATAACATCCTGTGCAACTGTTCCTGAAGTCCAATTTGTCAACGCAGCCGCAGCCGTTTTATAAGCTGTAAGCGCTGCAATACCTTCGGTTGTATTTGCGAGATTAAGTGCGGTAAGAAGCGACTGAAGCTCTGGCTCAAGACCAGTCATCAATGCTCCTACGGTTTCTGCTGCTTTTTTGCACATTTTGCTGCTCCTTAGTCAATGTTAGTTGTCATACATTCTACCCAGTACAGCCACTCAAAACACGGAGGACCGAAAATTGGGCTAAACACGTCTCTCATCGTAAGCGCTCCCACAAGAAAGCATCTTCATAGTCTCCATAAAAATCTGGCACATACTGCGGAACTGAGAGTTTCTTTTTGAATCTCCATCTAGTTCACCGTTCCATCTGTAGGAAGAATCTCCAGAAGTTGCGCATCGAACTCGCCAGTTTCCGCGGCATCCTCTAGAGACTTGAGTGCTGCTTCTTGGTCGATAGCGCTAAGTGTGTGCGAGTTTGAGAATTCTGTGTTCGCCGCCACTGCAATAGCAGAATGTTCCGAGCCACCTAGCGGAGGCGCTATGCCACGAATAGCACTGATGATGCTTCGAGAAGCCTCATCTGCTTTCTCGAAGTCGAACATATCTACTGGCTTTACTTCTGTCTTAGATATTTTGGCGAACGAACCTTCACGATCAAGGATGTCTTGAGCCAAAGCAACTTTATGCTTGCGCTCAGCAAGAGTGGTTCCTTGTGATTGGACTTCATTCGCCAAAACTTGGAGTGCTGCTGGGAGCATTTGAGTGAGCATCTCGCGGCGCTGGCTCTTAATCATTTCCAGATTAGAGTCCATGTCGATGATTATGCCGTGGGTGATTTTAATGCGAGCGTTGAGGTAGTCGGCGGACTTTTTGATATAGCGTAGACGCTGTACAGAGACACAGAGCATCGAAGCTATCGCAGCTTCACCAAATCCAGCAGCTTCGAGACGTACAATCTTCTCAAGACGCTGCAACTTCTTGAACATGTTCTTCTGCGCTGGCTTAGAACCAAGACGCCCGGTCTTAGGATTGAGCGAGCCACCGTAGTGTAGGTGTCCGAAATTTGAGGAGGATGCCATTATTTCCGCGCCGCCTGTTTCTTGTGTTCAGATTGAGCTGCTTTATAGGAATGACCTTGCTTCTTGGCCTTAGCTGTCGAGTCTTGCTGTCTGCGAAAAGAAGCATTAGCGTCTTGGACCATCTTATCAGCATAAGCATGATCCGTAGTATCTTTCTTGAGCGAGGGCGTGGGAATAGACTCTATAAAACGCCGAGCCTTATTCACTCCACTGATGATCGAATCTGCAAGATCACTACCTGTGTCTGTCATCATTTACCATCCGCACCCTTAAAGCGTTTGAGAGTTTTGTCATGTCGTTGGATTCTGGATGCTTCGAGTGGCTCTACAGCGTTGGTATCTGTAGGAGTGGGTTTTTCTACCGTGGAAGGTTTTCGTGGGAAGCTTTTGTGCTTCGTGCGTGGGCCACCGCCGACGCTAGTGTGAATCTTAATCTCAGACTCTGCCATTAGGATTCTTCTCCTTCGCGGTTTCGAGACTCCAGAAGCCCTGTGTAGTTGGAGAAATGCGCCGAAAGTGCGCGGCGAAGAGGACTAGGATCGTAAGAATGTACGAAAGTCGCCTTCAGTTTCTCGAAGGTCACATCTCCTCCGTCGATATTCTCATACACATTTTGTGTACTTGTGCACTTCGAGTCCATGTTTTAAGTGTACCACGTCTCCGGCGGCGGCGTCAAGTGTATGCGAGCTAATTCGTGGGCGAAAAATACTCATTCTCAGGCGCATACAACTCCGCATGTACGCGTGGGCGCATGTACATAGCACAACTCTACTCACACCACACCCACGCATATACGCATGTTTGTGCGCATGTTCTAGCATGTACATTCAATCATAGTAGAAGCTGTAGTTTCAGAATTTCTGAAAAAATTAGTAGGAGCGTCCCCCCACCTTCATTCACGAGGATGGAATTTTTGAGGCGGAGGAAACATAAAGCGGTGGGTGAGTAGATGAGTATGGGAGTACATGAGTACAGAGTGTGCGCTTGTGTTTACTAGAGAGTAAACACTACAGGTAGATATAGTTTAATGTTAAACTTGTTGAAAATAGTTGTGCGCAGAGAGTGAAACTGAGCTACACTTTAAGAGTGGAAGGAAACATAAGACACTTCCATACGGCTCAGGCCACGGTAATGATTAGGTTATATGTTGACAATTGAATGGACAAGCGCACAGAGGTGAATACGTGTAATGCGTATGTGTGGAAACACTCTGACTCTCAGAGGTGCGCGCACAGTCTAAGGTAGGCTGTGCTAGGCTCATGTACAATCACTGAGCATAGACGCGGTGAAGTATGCAATCCGCTGTTAACATGTTACAGCATTGTTACGACTCATAAGCTGTAGAGAGTGAGCCTAGCACAGTCTATCGACTGTACATGGAGAAAACAAACATGAGTAACGAAACCAATGTATCTGAGTTGAAGTCAGTGAAAGTGACTGACTCCAAAGCGACACTAGCGAGCGGAGTTGTTGAATTTAATCCGCTGTCAGTGTTGAATGAACGTCAGCGCATCGCCCTTGCAGCAAAGTGGGGCGCACTCAAGCAAGCTGAGCGGGATGCGTATGTAGAGTATAGCTCTGCGGGCGTTACAGATAGCGCTACACTCTACGTTATCGCTTCAATCCTCACTGAGGCGAATAACAAAATCTTCAGTGACAGCCGTGGTGAGTATCTGGGGATAATGCAGCAATGGTATCAGAGTTTGACCAGCGCGGAAGCTTCGATCAAAAACTACGCCGAGAACGAGTTGCAAAAGCTAGCCGATAAGACCACGGGCGCACAGCAACTCACACTGCTTTCAGCGTTAAAGGCGAAGCTACTGGCCAACCGCACATTCTTGCCAGAACCGGTAGAGAAGTCATTTCGCGCTCTGTGCAGGTTCTATGGATTCGACTTGAATATGGTCAAGTGACAGAGTGTGCGCGTGTGCAGAATAAGCACAGAGAGAATATCCTCTGTGCTTATTTCTGTGCATGTGTGCGTGGGTGCATGTACTCTCTCTCTCTCTTGTACTAGAATGTGAGAGGGTACTCCAGTACCCCCTGTAAAGCGATGATTCGATTGACTTTAACCTCTTACCCTATACATGCGTCCGAAAAAATGACACGCGATGGTGGGGCGAAGGGCATAGGCGGATTCCGAAATGCATGAATTCGTCTAGGAAAAACAAACGTAGCAAAAACGTTCTTTTAATGTATAGGTAAGTAAAAATATATTATTTATCATATATACAAAGAACAGAAGAAGAAAAGAGTTTTAGCAAAAGAATGAGATGTGGTATGAGCGAATGAGATGTGGTATAAACTTTCTCTTCTACTGATCTTTGCACACGCGCCGCGCCGAGGGCATGAGATGAGGCATCGCGTGTCAAAAATTCCGACGTATGCATAGGGGTGGAGGTTAAACCCCGTCGAATGAATGACATAGAGAGGGTATTCGACTACCCCCTTCCCATCTAATTGTCTTGACAAACACACTCTCTCAGGCGTATGATAAAGAGAGTTGAGGAGGATAGGTTTAGATGGTAGATAGGACGCAGTTTCCAGAGTTTCAGGAGTATGTACAAGCGTTGTTATTGTACAAACAAGTCAAGAGTGCGTATCCAAAGTTTTTAGAGCGTTTTGGACACTGGCAAACGTCTAAGAATCCTCTTGAGCGTGCAAAGTTTTATGATGAGAAAGAAAAGAATTCACAAGTATGTAAGGACTACTACGCTGTGAAAAAGCGTTATAAAGAAACCATCGCACGTGCTGAGCTTGAGGCAAGAGGTTATAAACTCTCTGCTACAGCTCTTGCTGAGATTGCTGCTATTGAAATACCTGTATCAATGCAGGATATTATTAATAGCAATAAGACCGTAGCGAAAGAAGCTGCACATTTGTTTAATCCTTATGTCAGGAGAACTCTCAGAGAGTTAGCTATTGTTGAGGGAAGAGAGGTTAAACCTGAATGGATGGAGACTGAAGAAGAACTCTCTCAGTCTATGGAGCAGTTTAATCCTGATGTCTCAGCGGATGGTAAGATTATGTTTGATGAGGAGTTTGACAAACTCTAAGGAGTCGGCACATGCGTACATGCGTACATGCTTGAAGCGCCTCAATCTCAAGCTTAATCTCAATCTCAACCTAAGCATTGTCTATGCGCACATGCATCTGAAAATTAACAAGTTCTAACGACGTTCCTTGGACCGGAACAATGATGACACTATAACGTAGTATAACCTTAACAATCGCCAAGCGGCAGAAGGAGACTCTTATGCACATTTGTAACTAAACTGTGTACACCCTGGTACTATCATCCATCTAATGTGGAGAGAAAACCACTGGCAGACTTGCTCTGCCATAGACGCTACAAGAGTTGCGAGTTTGATTTGTACCAGACCATGCCTATCATATGTAGGTGATGCTGAAAACCGCAAACTTTAGATACTGGCGTAGCGTCTATGGGAGCGCAAGATGCTTCATAAACAAGGAGAACATGTACACATGCCCTATCGCATAACCAGAGAAGGAAACATCTCACACACGTCACTGCACTGGCTCTTGAAACTAGAGCGTACGTGTTGGATTTTAGCAATCATCACTGTAGGATGTATCATAACATTCTACACACTCAAATGGTAACCAGCGACCCTTGGTCGCCGTCTGTCTATGTAGTACAAGTGCAGTAATTATCTTCACAGGAGAATAAGCAAATGCGTAGCACACAGTTTCATGAGTCTCACGATGTCAGCGCCAGAGAGATTGAAGAAACCTGGAGATTTGCTGATGCAACTCCACGAGTAGACGCAGCGCGGATGCGCTTGACGACGACACCACAACATGATAAGCAGCCGACATTCGTAAACTATTCAAAGCAACGTCGGCTTGCACGTAAGACAAAGCTGCAAGCGCAAGCGTCCTGAGTTTCATAAAGCGCATTGGAGGTATCATAAGAGTCATTTTCTTACTCTCCTCCAATGCGCTATACATGCGAACATGCTTTTTGTCGAAAGTAGAATGTAGTGACGACTATCGCCAATCGCTATGACTTACTTAGTTCTCATATGTGCTCTGAGTAAGTTCAAATACAGTGAATTGGTACGATGTAGACGAGAACTATCATCAGAAGTTTAGCTAAGCAGAGCCTGCTTGTTAAGCTTCCTACTTTCGACAAAGCGCAGGTTCTGTAGGACCGAGTACAGAGAGTGCGGGGAACACTCTCTTGAAGCAATAATCGAACAGCCTATAATGCTTCCTCGGCCCTACAGAGCTAACGCTCTAAAAGGAGAATACGAAAATGCCAGAAGAACAGACGAAATTTTTGCTGCCAAAACTCCACTCTCTGCATCCAGCGGATAATTCACTGGAGATTTTGCTCATTCTCATGTTCAAAGCAGCCTACAACATTACCGAAGCAGACGCCGAACGTATCCATGAATTTGCCATGTCCATGTTCTATGAAGGCTGCGTCGTAGGTTCTGAAACAGTCATGGCAGCTCTGCAAACTCAACTAGAACTCCGCAAAGCAGCCTCCACGCCGTCTTCAAATTTGGTCAACTAAGCCAAAAAATCCTTCAAAGATGCTAATTTCAGGCATCTTAGCCCTTGACAACCATCGCCGCGAGGCGTACAATTTAAGAATGGAGAAGTGACATGGCAGAAGAATCAGCAACAACACAAACAATCAACGTTCCTCATCCCACGCCCACGCCAGTGTCTACCGTGTTTCCACAAGAGATTGAAGTAACACTCATTCTCAAGCTCACAGTCGGTTCTCAGGAAAAGCGTGACGACTGGCTAGAGCCAGGAACAAATGTCATTCAGATTTATGCGCTGGCTGATGTTTTTGACATTCTTGGTAACGATGGAGTTATTTTGAATTCCCTCAATGGCCTTACACTGTCACAGATTCAGAACGCACTCAACACACGCGAAATCTAGTTGCGGCACCCCGAAGAATACAAACTCACACTCAGATGTGAGGTGTATTCTTTAGGACGGAGTCGGAAGAGACTCTTGGGCAGCAGAAGAATCGGTCACTTCTGTTAGGCCATTCTCCTCTCTTCCTCCGTCCTAGAGAGTACATCCGGCAGCGCCGGTAACTCTAGAATCTCCTTCATTGGAGAAGTTGCAACTATCTCAACAGCGCTAAAGCGCAAGGAGCACTACAAATGGCAGATGTAAACGTAATGGAGCAGGCGGGTG